GTTTAGCAACAGTAAAGTCAGCATGATAAGAAATCTGCTTGAGTTTAGTTGCAGTCTCATTGTTCATGTAGATACGACGAATTTCAATACCACGTTGGTGAAGAATTCGTTGTTTAGTTTGATACTGGTTTAGAATACAATTCAAGTATTGTTGGTCAGTCATTTTCATTTTACACCTGCTTTTATCAATAAAGATTTAAACAAAGCAATAAACGACTCAGAAGAGTCGTCAATATGCTTCCCATTAGCTAAACGGATTGTTCCGTAGAACTTACCGTTGTAAGGGAATATGTGCATTACACCTCCCACAAACAATCTTGAGCTAACCAAAAATCAGACCAGTTTAAAGAAGCAACCGCATCTTTATTCCAAGAACCTTTGTAATTCTTTTCAAAATTCAAAGCACCACCAAGGGCAAAGAACATCAGATAATGATAAGTTTCCATCAAATCACCTCTTGGTCTTCAAGGCTAGTTACAAGACCATCGAAATCTTCGCTTGGGCCAAGTAAATCCGCCATCATTTGAACAGTAAATAAACTGTGTCCCGTATCTTCAGCAAGACATTCAAGGTAATGCTTGCGGTTGCGATAACCTTGTTCTTGCCAAACTGTTTTCTTATTTGTTGGTTGTTCTGTATTGCTCATAATGCACCTTGCTTAACGGTTGTTGTGGTAACTAAACATAACATAACAAGCCAATAATGCAACTGTTCATTTGTTCTTGTTAAACCAACGTCTCACAACATAATTCCTTAAAACTGAAGTAATTGTGAATATCGCAACTATCTGAGCGTTTTGACTTGTGGTTACAGTTAGTCCATAGAGCGGATACACAATCATTCCGACAATAAAAGAAATCATGAAACCAAAGAATGTATTGTACATTGCTTCAATAAAACTTTGAAATTTACTTTGTTTCATATTAACCTCTAAAATGGTAAATCATCGTCATCTATATAACTAGCAGACTTAGGATTCACACCATTAATTTGAATTGGTGGAATATCTAACTCGCAAGCCTCCACAGTACCGAAAGCAGAACCATCGAAACAGTGTGCTTTAATTTCAGGAAACTGTTTGTTAACCCACACACGAATATGACTTGCAGCTTTCAAAGATTCTAATTTTTCAAGAGAATTCTTTGTACTTGCTTCGAATGGTAATGTTGTTCTGTTACCCCACCATTCACGTGCTTTCCGTTGAGCATAACCTTCGTGTTCGAAACAAACGTATTCGTCGAACTTGCGCAAACCACAGAAATAAGAAACCTTCAGCATTGGGGGTTTTCCAGCTTTCGAGTGTAGCGAATAATTAATGCTCTGAACTTTAAACACTTCGATAACAGGCATTTCCTGTTTAATAAGCTCGCTTGTAGATGCTTGTGCTTCTATTTTAACTTTGAAGATAAACTCTGTTCCGCAGTTAATACAATATCGAACCGAACAATGGTTATAAGTGCCACAGACTTCACAAGTCTTAACTGGAGCTTCGCCACCTTTTTCACCCTTCTTACGAGGAATAACAGGGTCGTTAATTGGGCCAAGAGTTCGAGTATTCCCAGCAAAGTCAAGGACTAAACAGTTATGCTTTTGACTATTTGTAATTGCTTGACGACGACCTTCAATTGTCTGCAAGTCGTATCCGGGCGCGTAAACGGGTCTAGTCCCACGACCTAACATCTGTATCCAAAGAACCACAGATTTAGTAGGACGCAGCATCACAATTAAATCGATTTCGGGATGGTCGAAGCCTGTTGTCAGTACGGAATTATTAACCACACATCGCAACTTACCCGACTTGAAATCGCGAATAACTTGGTCACGGTCTTTGTCATCCATCTTAGAATGGACTGCCGCAGCACTAATCCCCATATCCATGAGCATATCTGCAATATGGATTGCATGGTCAACACCTGACGCGAATATTAGCCAAGCTTGTCTGTCTTTTCCTAACTGCAAAGTCTCTTCCAATGCCGCATAGGTAATTTCAGTCTTATCAACTGCTGATTGTAATTCACCTTGTGCGTAATCACCTTGTCGTGTAGATACTCCTTCCAAATCGATGACAAGTTTGGTAGATTTTGGAATAGGAGGTAACAAATAACCTTCGTCAATCAATCGGTTAAACGAAGTCATGTCTGTTAAGTCATAACAAATGTCTGTAAAGATTCCACCTTCGTTTGTTAAACTGCCGAAACCTAGACGCCATGGAGTAGCAGTAAACCCGATAATCTTTAAATGAGGGTTAACGAGCTTCAAAGCGGTAATGAAAGCTCGGTACATAGTCTCGTCATTAGGCGAAACTAAGTGACATTCGTCGATTATAATTAAATCCACTTTACCTAAGAGGTGAGCCTGTTTCGCGATAGATGCAATTCCCGCACAAGTTATTCGACAGTTGAGCTCTTTTCGCCCAAGACCTGCAGAATAAACACCTACAGGAGCGGCTGGCCACAAGGTGATTAGCTTTTCATAGTTTTGTTGAATAAGTTCTTTGACGTGCGTAAGCATCAAGAGCTTTTGGTTAGGCCAATGTTTATAGACGTTCTGTATAAACCTTCCAATTACAACTGATTTTCCAGTGCCTGTCGGCATCGCAACTAGAGGATTCCCAGTACCCCCAGCTTTAAAGTATTCAAAAATTGACCAGACTGCGGCAGTTTGGTATTCTCTGTCTGTAATAGGTTTGCTCATAAGCTAGGTTTCCTTTCCCAAGTAGAACAACCAGTCAATTGTATTTCTTTTGGAATAGCGTGTCCATAAGCCTTACACAGCCAAGAACCATCACCACAAGGTTCTGAGGCATCACAAGTTCTACAATTCTTTTCAACGTCACCACCTAGATGACAGACATTCCTGTGGTCACAAAACTTGCAATCAAACCAGCCCGGAGAATTATTAATTTTAGCAGGAGCTTCATCTAAAAAGACTAAGGTTATCCCCCTGTTAATAAAGCGGTCAGCAATTATATTATCAAGGTAAACTAGCTCACCATAAACTTCATCGTCATTCTTGTTGACTGCTAAGTATAACGCAACAGTTAGACCTAATTTTTTCATGTAAATCTGCATTTGAACATAATGCTCAAACTTTGTAGCTTGGACACCTTCTTTTTTTAGCTTTTTAAATGAAGAATCGTTGTGTGTCTTGAATTCTGTTAAACAAGGCATAGTAGGTTCTAAATCGGGAATACCTAATGCAACACCATCGGTTGAACCTCCAAAGTGTCCACCTGCATCACTCACACGAAACTGATTTCCATTAGTATCTTGCTGCCAGAACTGGACGCCAATTGTCAACAACATTGCAATGAAGCGGCCTTCTTCTAAATGACCCCGATTAAACAAGCGAAGTATCCGACCATCGAAGTTCGGTTTACTTGCCCATCGAAACCCATACCACAACTTTCGGTCACAGACTCCACCAATTAAAGAAGCTCCTAAATGTGAACGGAAACCTTCATCTTTGCCGCGATATGCGTCAGTGATGTGTGGTAATATTTTTCCTAAGTGAACTCTAAATTGAGCTCCTTGGTCAGCTGCAATAGCTTCATTAATAGCTGCAACCGTCTTTGTCGCAAGATGTATCATTAAAATCCCCAATTAAATAAGGGGCTCAACGCCCCTTATTTATCTAGTTAAAAGTTATTGTTGAACCCATGGCGGAACATCCGCAGCTACCGCTTCAGTCACTGGAGTTGCTACAACTGGTTGTGTTACGGGTGGAGCTACTTCAGCTGCTTGGGCAATTGGTTGAAGCGGTGCCAACGCTTCAGCAGGCTTTGGAGCTTGCCAAGGTTGTTGACCAGCAGGAGCACCCCAAGCTGGAGCGGCTGCAACTGGAGCGGCTGCAACAGGCGGAGGTGTAATTGGTTTGGCGGTAACTGGAGGAGTTGTGCCTGGAGCTGAACCACCACTTACGCCAACATTAGTCGATGACTTTTCCCAACCAGTAACTTCGTTCTTGTCATCGTACTTGTCGCCAGTGTGTTGGTCTTTAATACCGCCTGGAGTGATTTTTAATTTCACTTTAAACGGAATGTTATGCAACTGCTGACTGTCATTACACTGAATAACATTCACAGCATGACAAATTGCCGACAATTGCTTTTGTGCAATTTCTTGAGCCATTGGGGAAGGATTAACAATGTTAAGTTGTCCAAAGATTTTACGACCTTTAAACTCACCATCAACAATGGAATAACGCAATTTAAGAATTGTTCCAGTTCCAGCAGCAGTTGGCACAACTTCGGAATGCTCAATAATTACATTGTACCAGCCAGCTGGAACAACAATATTCGCACTCGCTGGAGCAACTGTTGCAGCGTTAAAGTTCAGATTAGCCATTTTATAGTTCCTAGGGCGTTCAAGACGGTGCCCGATTTACCGTGTAAAAATATCAATACCGCATGAAGTATGGAGAGCTTGTGCAAAAGCATTCCAACCAATGTCGGGGGGAGCAGGGATAGAAATTTCACCAACAATACCGAAACGGTTGCCCGCAGTATAGCCTGGAGTTCGACTTAAACCCATTACACGGCCTTTGTTCTGCGAAATACCACGGCTAATTTTACCTTCAGCATTCACAAAAATTGGTTCGTATAAGAAGCCAATTACATCAGCCCATTGTGTGAGCATTTCACGCTTGCCGTATGTTTTCATGTTTTTAGGGGAATGTAATAACAAGTCCCACGAATCGTATTCGCCACTGTTAGGGTCAACAATTTTACTAGAAAACACATGGGATGTCAAGACAATATTAATTTTCCCTTGTACAGCCAAGACATCAAACTTTTTCAGTATTAAGTCAAACTGTTCGTTAGCAAGGTTGTAAGCCTTACCATAGCCACCGTGAGCAGAATCCATCGTGATGGTCTGCTTACCGCCACGACCAGCTAAAGGGTCTAGAGCAATAATGTAATCATGGATAAAGCGTTCAAGTGCTGTTGTGCTGTCAATGATTAGACTTTGGTACGGAAACTGTCCAACCATCGCATATTGAGTGATTTCATCAATCAGTGTATTAAACTGGTCGAGTGTGGTTAACATTGGAACTTTATCAACCGAAACACCCGCGTAACCAACTTCTAACGGAATTAACAATGCTTTTGGAGCACCTGAGCAGAAGGTAGTTTTACCCATCTTTTCAAGAGCACCGATAACAATACGGAGTCCAGTGGGACTTACACCCGACTGAATTTGGTGAAGTAGTGACATAATTTGTACCTTTATAAAAAGCAAGTTTACCACAGTATAGCAAGCCATACAAGCTGTTTTATACGCTTAACGGTCGCTGTCAGGGCGTATGGTAACAAAGGTTGGAAAACGCGGTTTATCCTTAATGCCTTTTGGAAAGAACTTAAACTTAATTACTTTTCCAACGATAAAATGTTGGTTATGGAAGAAATGTTCACGATCTTCGTGATCCATATTGCCCGGACTAACCGTGATAATTTGGTCTTTGTGCAAGATAACCTGCTTGGTCTGTGGGTCAAGAATGTCTTTTAATAACTTACATTCTAAAGAACCAACCATACCATTCGCAACTTTATTCTCTTGGTGCGAGCTACGAGCTGTTCGACCAAGTTCATTGACGGTTGCTTCATTGTGGTTAGCTTCGCCTTCGGTAATACTAACCACAAGGGCTTCTTCTTCAATAAAGCGTTTAATACGGAGAAGTGTTCCTTGTCTTGCAGTCGAACGACCTTCTTTAGCAATACCATGCGGATCACGAATAATTGTACCTTCGTAACCTTGCTCTAAAAAGCGTTCATCAAGCTGAAGCAAATGGTGCATATTATGACAAAGAATACTTGGCACAATACGAATATGTTCAAAACCTTTAACGTCTTTCCAAACATCAAAAAATTTAGTAAGCTCTTCCATACGACGGTAGTATGGTAAGTTATATGTCAGCGGATTAACGAAGTCGAAGATATGCCACAAGACAAATGGTTCGCCTGTGATTGTACTCATTACACTTGTGGTCATACGACACAAATCAGGGTGGGTGTCGCGTTCGCAAGCAAATTCACCATCAAAACCTAAATACTGGTTCTTGCTGAATTGGTTTGTTACAAAGACGTTCGCATGAGGTTTTAAAGAACGACCTGTTAACTTGCCATGGAAGTTACATCCACGAACACCGTCAATCTTTGGTTGGACAATCACTGGGAAACGGATTTTTGTTAAGTCCGCATCGCAGGCTAGAGTGGGTTTACGATGTTCCATTATTTCACACTCCGTTTAACAAGTTCATTTACTTGAAAAGGATTGGGGACGTTTGTGCGAGGTAACAAAGGTAATTGTTTTAAATCCAAGACTTGACGAATAGCTTGCGTCAAAGGCTTGGGATGGTTAAAAGGTGACTCGAATTGTACTGGAAGCATTATGCTACTCCAAATAAGAACATCCCTGTTCAGTTGTTAGTTAAAGTTCGACGTTCGCAATTGCAGCAACTTCTTTAAGAATGCTTTCGCCAAGTTCAGTTTTGTAAAGAGCAACCATTTCATCACGTTCTTTGCGAGCAATTGCGCGTGATAAGACTTGGCGCATTTCATATTCAGCTTTGTTAGTAGCATCATATTGAACACGATTAACTTTCTGAACAATCCATTTATAGCCAAATGGAACGCTAAGGTCAATATGGTCGGAACTTTGTACATCAAGGACTTTTACACAAGCAAAACCGTCAGTAGGGCTTTCAACAACAACGGTGTCACCTTCTTGGACGCCTTCAACTAAAGGAGCTTTGTAAGTGTAAGAACGTGTGCCATTTGGGAATACGCACTTGACAAGTACGAAACCGATTTTTTCTGCAACCGATAAGATTAACAGATCTTGCTTATTCATGATATTTCCTCGCCCTTGGTTAAAGTATCGATAGCTTGGGCAGGTCTACCGATTAGTGTTTTTCGTTGTTGGCGCATACATCTTCTAGAAGCTCTATCGCACTTTACATGGACATGAGCTTCATACGTTAGGCAAAGTCTGCTATGACCAACAATATGCTGAAACTGAACTTCAAGTTTATACTTTGCAATAGTTTGATTAAAATTCCGTATTGCATCGTTTACAATACTTGAAGATTCTAGATATTTAGAACTTGTCAAGTACCTTATGACTTGGTCACAATCGGTACGAATTTTTAATACATTGTTCAACTTAATTAAATTATTCCTAATTCCATAGTTAAAAGCATGAATAACTGCAAACAATTCTGCTTCAGTGGATGTTTTGCAAAATCTTGGAAAAGCCTTTGCAACAAATTTACAACCCGAATGTCCGTGAATTTGGAAGGCATAACCCCCTGCTCTAGTTTCAGAGCAGAAGGAAGCGTCCGCTATTAGCGTGATCACTTTTTTTCCTTTGGCGCAACTAAGTCCAAAGAAGGCGAGCCAGGCTTAATTTCTAAACACTGATCAACTAAGTGCATTTGGTCAGTTGTTAATTTACGATAAACAGTCACAGCAAGTTCAGGTTTCCAACGAATAACGTCATCCACATTAATACCCGCTTCACGAAGAACAGGCGTCATTGTGGTTAGCAAACCTTTATCAACAGTTCGTGTAATCGGGTACTTAGCAACAATCTTCCAATTTGCACCAAGAGGAACAGTGTTAGTTCCTTCAGTTGGTGTTGGGAAAAAATGTGCAAAAATCTTCTTACGGAGTGCCATTTCCTGTTCTTTAACAGTAGCTAGTTCTGCTTGTAAAGCATACCAGCGTTGAAGGTCTTTATCAATTTCAGCCATTACATTTGCTCCAAGTAAGCCGTCCATGGCTTGTGGTCATTAGTGGGTTGTTTCTTCAGAAGCTTTCAACATTTCAGCAGTTGTTGTGTAAACAGGTTCTTTGTCAGCACGAGCGATTGCATCTTGGTCACGATAAACACCAGTCGGGTAACGAACCTGCAATTTGCTCATGTTCATTGCACAAACATCTTCGTCAGTTAGACCAAACATATTCAACATTGCTTGGTAGTAAAAACGCAAATCGCCTAATTCTTCAATAACATTGGCTTGGTCAAGTTCTTTGCCGTATGCCCAATGCTTTTTAACTGCATCAGTAAGTTCACCAGCTTCACCAGTAATACCCATCACCGCGTGAGCTAAGGCGGATTTATCGGAGTCAAGTTTGTTAAACAAGCGTTCGACGAAAATATTGTAAGCTGGTAAAGCACCTTCATTTTGCTGCACTTCAATTGAGGTAACTTTTTCAGACAGTGTTGCTAAAATTGCCGCGGATAACATAATAATTTGCGTTTTCATTGGTTGTGATACCTTTGCGAGTGGGTTAACTGCTAAGCAAACCGCTTAACAGGTTGTATTTTAACTTAACAGGGTATAGGGGTGCAAACCTTACTATAACTCATTTGTGGCGGTTGCATACCCAATATCCACCAAAATAGACTCCGCTTCAGCTATGTACCAAGCATGGTTCACGTCTGTTGGAAATTCATTTGGTAACTGCATCAAAGGTTTAGCACCTTCGGTTCTAGGAACTTTGTTTCCATTTAAAGCATAGACTATTTCGCTAGATTCATTTTCAGCATAATACCAGCGAATAGCTTTCCCTAAGTATTCACCGTCTTTAACTGCCCCACCTTTAACAGTACGAACAGAAATAAACTTAGTTATGTCCGCAGAATTTCGAATAGTTACGTCTAAAGGTGTGCCATTAATTAAGAACTGTTCAACAGCTTCACAGCAAATTCGGTTCGTTGGGTTTTTCTTTAAATCCTCCTCACCATACGCGCCTTTAGCTTTAACAGAATTATCCAGTTTAATAGCAATATAGTTATTAATATCACGGCTATATACTGCTTTATATTGGGTTTCTTCTGTTTCAAAGTTGGTGCGGAATTCCCAATCTTTAATAATGTCATTAAGTTCGTCATAACGGGACTTGGGACATTGGATAACCACACCATCCGTATTCGCAGATAAGACATGAATAGTGGTCATCTCTAGGGCTTCAATTAACATTAAGAGAGCGAGCTGTCCAGTGATTGTGGTTTGCATTGTTAAGTCAGGGGAATAGATAATTGAATACTTGTTCCCTGTCTTGCCGAACGTACCGTTAACCACAATCTTTAAAGCGTCCGCGTCAACCTTCTGTTTAGCTTTTTTCGCCGCTAGTCGACGTTCTACTAAAGTGTTATACACTTTTAAAAAGTTAGTTCCCAAGTGCTTAGGATAAAGTTTTTGGTTAAGTATAATCCGTGGATAGTACGAAGCCACATCACGGTCAATTAGCAGTATATCTTCAGACGCGAAATGGCAAATACTTTTCTCAGAACTATGCAGACCACCAATGCCCATTCGATAAACGCCATTACCAATCGTAATGTTTAATTCTTCAATGTCTTTCGGTAGTCCAATAGAACCACTTTCACCAACAATAAAGTTTTCATTCCGTATAACATCAAGAACCCAATTCAGCAAAGGTGTCTTGTATTTAATGAAATAAGGGACTTGGTATTTATACACGGAGCCTATTGGTATTGTAGCTCGTGGAGCACGATAACCATTAATTCGTTGCATCTCTTCACTAATAATAGCTTCAGCGATTTGTGCATCTGATTTAGAACGCAAGTCAACATGGTAGTCTTCGCTTAATCGAACCCGTAACAGAATATCTTGGTACAACTCTTTATACAAAGACTCTGTATTATCTAGGTCGTTTATACAGTACCATTTTACAATCGCTTGTTTTTCAGGTGTTAACAGACTGCCAGGCTTAAATGGTAAGTCTTGCATCTTTTGGCAATGTAATCGTCCACCATAAATCTTCAAGGAAGCTTTTAAAGGTGCGACTTCAATAAGGTCAATGTGGTCAATTTGCAGCTTTTTCGCCCCATAACTACGCAGAACATCTTGTGGACGCTGGTTCTGAACAATAACAGCATTAGTCGCCTCTTGTAGTGAAAAAGTGTCCGCACCTGTTAAAGCCACGGCTACCATAGGACAGTCATAGTTAATACTATTAAAGCCTATGGTACAAAAGTTCTGCATTACCCAAGCTAATTTGTTTAAATCTAAGAATTCTTCTTCGTTCATTTCAAATATTAAGAAACGACCGCTAGAAAGCGACTTAAATGCAATCAAAAAATAATTAGGATAACATTCAATATCAAAGACAAAAGAATCTTTACCCACTAGCGAAGCAAGTTCACTGTCAGGTATTAATTCGTATTTTGCTCGCAAAGCCTCATCTAAGCCAGGCAGGTAATCTTCAGCTTCCCAAGTACGTTCAGGAGCCATACGTTTAACTTTTGGATTTGCTAAGGATTTTTTAACCACAGGGAGGTCTTCCCAAAAGAAGCCGATTGCGTCAATGCGTTTACTCATTTATTATCTCACTTTAAGAGTCCTATTCTGGGACATAGCAGATGCAGACGGTTTGTGGTCTGCAAGCACAATTAGAACTTAACTTCGTAAACATCAATATTAGATTCTTTAGCAAACTGAACCATTCTCGCTGTTCCAACACCACCTTTAAACGCGATAACTAAGTCGGGTTTGCAATAGTCTATCATCCATTTATTTCGGAGAGTTCCCGCTCTTTTTCCATGAAATCCCCAACTAGCAGGCATAATAATTTCAGGTATTCCGTTTTCTTTAGCCCATTCACCCGCTAAAGAATCAGCACCTCTTGCACCTCCGTGGATTATACAAAAATCTTTATCAAAGTATTTTCTGTTATTGTCAAGAACAACTTTTAATTGAACCCCATCGAAAAAATCCCGTCCTCCGCAAACAAGTATTCTTGATTTCATATTAACGTCCTTCAATACAAGCGTTCATAAATTCAAGTTTAACAGATTCTAATCCCCCAACTATTGTAAATGGATGTCCTCTGTTTGCCCAACAGTCGATAACAGAACCGTCACGCTTTACAGCAAGAATAACAATATTTTCAATATCATTATCTTTAAGCATTTCAGTTAATTCTGCAATACGTTGTTCAACATTGTCACCGTTAAACTGTTCATCTTTTTGTTTAGCTGGGAAAGATACAACTTTTAACTCACTCATGTTCGTATTCCTACAATTGCTCCGCGGAGTCTATCACCAAAGAATAAAGCTGGTGACGGATACAGTGTGTGGTCAATAGTTTTAGCTAGACCTTTTAGAAGTTGTAACATTGGGATAGAATAACAACCTTGGAAATCCATACCTTCAATATTAAATACCGCACCATCCGAAGGGTCGGGGCAGGTAGACATAGACCCTAGAGTAAAGTAAACAGTATTGCGTTTATCACAGAAAGGTTTAATGGTTTCTAAACCTTCGAAGATACGATTATCAAAATTAACAGGATTAGAATCAGCATTTAATATTCTACCAATATCAGGCCATTTGTTGTCAAGTAACTGTGTACGAAGCCAAGAACCGTTCTCATAATGCAAAGTCAAACAGGTTTCTGTGTATTGCACTTTAACAGGCGGAACACCTATACGCAATATTTCATCAATTGCAGCTTGTGGGATGTTCATTTCTACAGGGAATACGCTACCCAACCAATATTCACAGATAATAATATTGTTCGTAGCGTAAGCACTTTTCCCACGGAATAAAATACCATTACTCCATGGTCTAGAAGCATCATTACCAATTAACGGATTCAATGTGGAAACTGCATCAAACAAAGCCTTACAATCCAACGAAAGTATTTCGCCTTCAGGTTCAGCGTGTGGGGTTACTTCATGTATGCAATTAATAAATACACGAAACGATCCCGACTTAACCGCTAACCTTCCAGCATCAGTCATATAAAGTGTAATAGCTTCTTTACAGTTTTGGATTGCTTTAATCAAAGGTATTGCTTCAGGTGTACAATCAATATCGCAATTAATTGGACTGCTCAAAGCAATCATACCATTAAAACCTCTAACAGTACCTTTTTCAATACGGAAGTGTGTCAACGCAGGCAGGAAGTCTTTTTTAGCTATACTGCCCTGACAGAATTTAAGTGCGGTTAGCATCAGAATAACTCCTGAATTTGTAAGCGGAATGTTTCCGATTTGTTTGCGTTCATTAAAGTGTTAATAACACCGAATGACCACAGGTTATAAGCTGCCCGAGATTCATAGACAGTGGATAATCGTTCGTAAGTAAAACCTTGTTCTTCTAGCATCTTGTACAAGTAATCACACTCAACAGGTGTCATTGTGGTTATATGACGTCCTTTATCGTGTCTAGCTGGAGACTTAGAAGATACTTGCAAAGCTCCATGCTTTGCTGTGACTATACCACCGAACGCAGCACTCTGAATCCAAGACGAAGAATCCACCGAGAACCACGGATATCTTTCCATAATTGGAATAGCGGTAATACCGAACGCATGGACTTTTAATTTAGCTCTACCTGAACCATCAATTAAATGATTTTCCCATATACGGTCTAACCATTGTGCTAGAGCTACAGAACTTCTACCAACCATGCCACCGATAGTGATATAGTCATAATTTTGCACATACCAATCAAGGTATCTTGTATCTTCACCAAAGTGAAAACAAGGCAAAGGTTTCGCGCCTAGACGCTCCATAGCCAACTGGTTCTGATAAGTCTTTAGTGGGTCACCGATTCCGTCAAGAACAGATGCCATAACCGCACCGTCTTCAATACGCAAGATATCCATATTGCGTTTAATATAGTCGCAATATGTTGGAAGGTCAATTGTCACACCTAATGTATGAGCAGAGAACGCCCCCGAGTCAAGGAATACTTTAGCTTCATTAAGCCGCATATTATCAACATACTGTTGCTTACCAACGTAGTGATAAGATTCAAGTATGTTAGGAATAGCACGGACTAAGTTCTGCTCATGCTCCGTTAACTTTAGGTAACGATTCTGTCCAGGCATATAATTGTTACTGTAAACAGCCGCTAGAAAGATGTTCATAGTCCCACAAGCCTCATTGCACAACGGTTAGAACAACAAATATAATTCCCGTTACCCATAGGAATACCAACTTCTTCTTTAAAAGATTTACCGCATTGGGAGCATTCACAATTACCATCAAATTCAGTGTATTGCCCATGTCCAGCGGAAGGAAATTGTAATTTGGTCGGATCAACAATTTCACCGTCAGGTTTAACGCACCACCAATGACCTTCATCAGTATTCCAAATAGGGCACCAATAGTGCCCCCGAACCATCCGAAGTGTCGGATCTTCTTTAATTAACTGTTCGCAGTATTCTTTACATTTACCACGATACTTCTTGTAAGTTTCATTAGTGTAAGATTCAGTCACGTGTCACCTCTCTTTTTGTAAACAACTCGCAGTTAGTATGTTCTTTGTGGTCAAGTATTAGTTGACCATCGTATCGACGCCAATACTTTTCACCAACAAGAATCTTACGTTTGCACAAATCGCAAACGTGTTCTTTTCTAGCAACAACACATTTAAGACTCATAAAATCTCCTAGAAGTGCTCATCCATATTTTGGTCGGTTGTTTTATCCACAAGAGTATTATGGATATCAATCAACTCATTGTGGATAATGTTAATACAAATTTCAATACCGCTACGAAATAAAGTGGTATTTGATTGTTCTTTAGCAACTTTAAATTCTTTCATTAGTTTAGAAAGAATTTCTTGTTGCGCTTTAAGTTGCTTCTTTTTCATAACGGTGTTCCGCATCTGCAATAAGACCATCCACCAACACCAACCGCAGCTTCACAGTCGTCAGACTGTCTATCATTACCATACATAAACACCTCACAGCAAATAAATAAGGGCATAAGTTTACCCTATACCCTATTTTAACAAGCGTTAACGCGCATTGCAAGGCGTTATAGCTTATGTTTTAGCGTTAACTTGCTACACGCAAAAATTCAGCTTTGGTGTCTGCTTTTTCTTTGAAGATACCTAGCAACTTTTGTGTCTGTGTTTCAGAACCTTGTTGACAAACGCCACGAGATTCCATACACATATGACGAGCATTGATAACCACACCAACACCACGAGCGTTCAAACCTTCCATTAAACATTCAGCGATTTGTGTGGTTAGTCGTTCTTGTACTTGAAGGCGTTTAGCAAATACACCAACAATTCGAGAGAACTTACTTAAACCCAATACTCGACCATTTGGAATATAACCGATAGTTACAGTACCAAAGAACGGAGCCATGTGGTGTTCGCAGTGGCTATAAAATGGAATGTTTTTAATAATTACCATTTCATCACAACCTTCGGAACCATCCTCAAATGTTTTGAAGTGTTGTTTAACATCTTCGTTATAACCTGAACACCATTCACCCCAAGCCTTAGCGACACGTTTTGGAGTATCTAGCAAGCCACCACGTTTAACATCTTCACCAATATATTGCAGAATACGGGTTACGTTATCTTCAATTGTTTCAGTAGGTGCGTCAGCATCTTCCGCACGTTCCCAAGGAAATATAATCCATTCACCTAAGTATTCACAGAATTCATCTGTTTTGTCAATCAAAGCTAGAAAAAGTTTATCAGGATTCGTCTCAGCATAACGCTTTTTGGTAGCACCCGAGTCAATTATATCATCAATAATATAATCAGCTTCATCAATATTTAAAGTTATAGAACACCCAATAAATGAAGCATTTTTGACTAAGTAAGCCGCGGAAACGCCACCTCGAGGAACGCCATAAATTTTCGGTTGTTGGTACGGGTAGTCCTTAGACCGTTTACCCCAATTGTCTTCAATAATCAGCCAGACCTTTCTTGCCAAATCTTCAGCAGTTGATTGTTCTAAATAGTGTTTTGTTTTCAAGTCATTCTCCAGTGTAAATAGCAGAGTTAGCACCATGTTCACGGACTTCTGCTGAGATTAATTTAACGCGAGGCGTATAACCGTTTGACTGTAGCCAAACTTCCGTTGCCCCAAAGACATATTCCGCGAACTTTTCACAACCAACCGCAGGAACAACAATTACATCAGCAATCCCCATTCCAGCTAAAGCACAAATTTCATCTTTATCAGGGTCGTCTTCCGCTACTAGAAGTTTGTGGTCAAAGGTGTCCACAAGCATTTGCTTCAAACTTTTCAACGACCCAAAATCAACAACCCAATTTCGAACGTCTAATTCTTCAGCTTCAAAAACAAGTTTGACAGCAATAGCATAACCGTGAAGTTGATTGCAATGGGATTCCGCCCGCCATTGACGAAAGCAACAGGACAGACCTAAGTCATGTCCGAACTGTTTTGTAGATTGATAAGGCATTTAGTAACACTCCTGAAATTGCCCTTCGTTGAATTGTTTAAACATACTTTCCGGAACAGTTTCTTTCCAAATAGCGTGTTCATTATCTTGTGCTAGAACATAGCGACCAAACGTCCAACCCATCCGCATTCGAGCAGACTGATAAGTACCTTCAGGCCAATATTCTCGACGGCCAGGAAAAGGCCCGTTACACATCACTACGTTCGGAGTGGGTTTAATCACTTTAGGTTTCGCTACGCGAGGTGTCTTAGTCATTGGATTCACCTGTTGCAAAATAAGGGTCTTTCAGTTTATCTTCACACGGAATAAACTTACCAGCAGATTCTTGAATTTGTTGTGCGTAAAATTCAACTTCTTTAGTTTGGCGAAGGGTAAACATATCAAAATAGTTACCCTGAAGCGGCAAATCCATTAAACCTTCAGTCCATGCACGAACAACTAATGGGTCGGGAATACCAGCATCTTCAAAACCTTTAGCACGGAGCACGTTCGCATGGTTCATGTCTGTTGGAGGATATTTACCGTCGTAGCTAGTGTGGCTATAAGCTAATGCCTTCATACAATCTTTCAGAGTAGTTGCAAGTTGACAAGTTTCAGCTTTAGACTTTCGCATTAAAGGTGTTTGAATTACAATCCATTCTGTACTCAAGTTGGTGAATCCTAAAGAAGCATTAATTGCACATTCCATTTCACGGATAAAGCTGGCAGTACAATCCGGATAATTTGCATTATCTTCTTGGCAAACACCTGTAATAATTGCTCTACAACCAAGAGCTACAGCACGATTCGCCGCAATGGTTAAGAACAATGTATTACGCATCGGAACAAATGTTTTTTCAACACGAGTGCCAATAACTTGTTCCATTTGTTCAGCATTTTCGTACTGTTCAAGTTCATTGTTGCTGGTTAATGGGGATGTACTTTTTAAGATACCATCACCGATAACCACAACCTCATGACTAGCAACACAAGCAATAGCCGCAACATGACGCGCTGACTGAATTTCAATTGCATGACGTTGACCGTAGTCAAAGGTAATTGCATGAACTTCGTCATACTTTTCTTTAGCCCAGAACAAACAAGTTGTTGAATCTTGACCGCCTGATAAAACCACTAAACACTTTGACATTTTCGACTCCAAACCCTAACGGGTGTTTCTATTGACCGTTTTAAATTACCTTCCCACTTAATCAGTCGTTTAGACAAAGTGGAACGATGAATACCGTTTTCCTTAGCAATGGTTGCAATACTCAACCGAGAGCTATTTGCTAAGTTCTTTTCTTTCCAAATCTCGATAGCTTGTTCGTGTGTTAAACCAACATCTTTGTTCTTACAAACATACTGAATAACGACACCATAGTTTGCTCCAAGACGTTTACAATGAGCTTTCACAGAAGCTCTAATACCGTCAATTACAATTGACATTACTCTAAACCTAAAATCTTGTGAATTTGTAATTGCATACAATATCCATGGCGCATTGCAATTCTTGCAACATCGTCGCGAATAATTGTATTTGCAAAATCATTACCAACGTCAGCAGGTTGGACATAAATCAAACGAGGGGTGTTTGGTCTTGCAACCATACCATCATTCTTGTGACCCAAGACTACGCGAGGTAAACCATCGGAAGCAATGCTACCATGTTCACGAGGATCTAAGACGTATTTGTAGCAGGTTGCTAACGCATGGATATCTTTATGAACAGAACCTGTCTTAGGGCTGATCACAATAACAACGTTTTCTGTGGGCATCTGTGGACTAGGTGGGAGTGTCCCGTTTGTCTCAATTTGAACACGAAAGCCGCGTACTAACAAGTTATGAAGCAAAGGTGTCAAGTTCTGACGAAATGGTTCGCCTCCTGTAATAACAACTAACGAACATTGAAAATCAGTTGTTAGTTTACGAAAGACTTCATCTACAATTTCACTAGGTTGGAAATCCAAACGCTTAGACGTATAGTCCGTATCGCAGCCTGGACATTGAAGATTGCAACCAGCTAAACGAATGAAAACAGCAGGGTGGCCTGCGAAAGGGCCTTCACCCTGAATGGTTGCGAAAATACTATGTACTTCTAAAATACCGTCACTACTGTAAATCTTTTTCTCGGGTGGTTGCTTGTTATCAATTTGCATCACTTGCTCCAGTGTGGTTGAACTAGGTAAGCTAACATTATACAGCAACCGTTAAACGCTGGCAACACATTCATTACTATTCTCAACAAGTGTTAATTCTACGAATTTTAGTCAAAATAAAAGGCGCATTACACGCCTTTTATCAATACAACTATCAATTAGTAATTACATACACAAGGAAGTTCGATGAACAAACACGCCAAGTGTTAAATTACTAGAACGCCCACGATTGGATTGTGGTTGTTCGGTGTTAAAATGAACCTGTCGAGCAACACCAAAATCACCCGTAGGCATTTTAGGTTCCGCGAATGGTGCGGTTAGAGTACACCAACAATCATAAGCAAAACTGGAAAACGTTACCAGTAATTTATCAAATGCTGAAGCAGCACTTTCAAAACTGGACACAAGATACGCAACAGCGGAACCAAGACTGAAACCCAAAAGCGAGATTCGATGATAACTTCGCATTGTAGTACCCTCAAAACTAAAGCTCGTCCGTGAGCAGGAAATCCATTTTGGTGAGTTACGCTACTACTTCTTCACCAGCAGTTTCAACAATAACTGTTTCGTCAACAATTACTGCATCAGCAGCTTCGGCAGTAGGAGCGGCAACTTTTTCAGCTTTAACGGCAACAACGCCATTGAACTTGCGCCATTTAGCGAACTGGCAACGAACAGTTGTTGGATGTAATGGGGACAAGACACCATTAGAATCGACATTTTCTTTAGCAACTTCCATCACGGCAGCGATAGGAGCTGGGGCTTGCATTTGACGACTTACCGCATCGCAGATTGCCCAAATCTTGCCACAAGCAGAACCATCACGAGGACGGGTTACACCGTTTTTGGAAATCGTAGCAGCTTTTTCAGCTTTTGCAACTTTTTCAGCTTCTTTAGCCGCTTTAGCATCTTCTTTTGCTTTTTTAGCAGCGGCTTTTTCAGCTTCTTTCTGAGCTTTTAACTCAGCTTTCACTTTAGCAGCTTCGGCAACTTTTTTAGTCGCTGCATCGATAATGTCAGCGATTGGGGCAGTAGTTGCTACAGAAGTTTCAGCAACAACACCAGTTTCAACAGTTTCAGCAACAACAACTTCGTCAGCAGCAGATTTAATTTTACTCATGGTCATATACTCTTAGCAAGTGGGTTTAAAATAACGTGTTTACGTTTGGAGAGATTGCATTTTATTTGTTTTAATACCCTTTGGCAACAAATAATTTAATTCATTTGCTCGTAACAGACTATTGTTTTAAGGTATAACCCTATAGCTATATAAAGCAAGCTAACCGCACCAAAACAGCTGACAAGCTTGCTTTGTTTGTGGTTTATAGCGTTATACCTGTGGCAACAATAACCCGTTAAACGCGCTGTCCTTAGCATCATGTTCTACTCTTGAGGCCATCTAGCGTAAATATAGCTAGTCCAACCGATAACAATGCAAATAAGTTCAAAAATAACAGAAATTCCATTTAGTGTACCCTATTTCACCTTTTCAGGTGCATAGCTATTCGGTTTAAAAATAAAACGCAAATCTTCTTTAGTAGTTTTACGTTCTTTATCTGCAACATCACACTGACAATCCAGTTGTATCTCGTTGACCACACGAGGCTGTTTAGCGTTTATCTTTTCAATAATAAGCTGAACTAATTGTCGTCTTGTCACATTAACTGGGGGTTGACCATCGTTCAAAGCTTTGTAAATGTTAACAAGTTTCTTATTATCAACACTTGTCCAATCTTCGTATTCAGACATATCACCGATAATAACTTCATCGTTCTTAGAAGCTTCTAAGTCAACCAACGCAGAAGCATTATGAATATTAGGGGACTTAAACATAAACAACGCTTGAGTAATGTTCAAAACTGTGTACATAAGAATTTCACCTATTGTTCCCGGAATACCTAATAAAGTAGCCATCACCAATCTCTTCTAAAAATAGAAATATCAACAACCATATAGCACTTTCCAGCACATTTATAGTCTTCCGCAATCTTAGTCTTACTAACTTCAATTATCGAACCATCGTCAATCAAGGATTTTAAGGCCAAGTCCATTGCTAGTGTAACACCTCCAGCAAAGTTCTTAAAAGCGGAGGTTTGGCATTGTATCTGAATATATTTCCGTGGAATAACACCAGCGGAGTGCATTTCAGGACTTATACCATAACTTGAAGCAATGCTATCCGCAAGTAAGTACCCTTCAAGTATTTTAATAATCTTACGCTGTCTAGCGCAATCGTCTGTTCCAATGTCACCATTAAGAATACGTTTAGAAAGAATACCAATGTCTTTTCTAATTAACGAAAGAGCCCAACTAGCATGGACTAAAGTAATAACAGGATTAATCCAATTATCCGCCACAGCAAGTAGAGCACTTATTCGAATAGCTTTCAAGTGCGCCCTGTTCCACATCTGACGTTTGGATTCATTACGTGTGCTATTAATTTCCCTGTCACACTCTTTATCAAACTCGTCAAAAAGGATTTTCGCCGCAGGGTCGTACTCAACGGGGCAGCTTTGGAATCGTTGTAACAAAGTTAATGCGTGAACACATAAACCCGACAAAGCATCTGCCAATTCATTTGGAAGTGCGGTCATCGGGCTTCTGTTTGCAGGAGGTCTATCACCATCATATTCAACAATAGAAAACCGTGATAAGAAACCATCTTCCATCATATTTTCAGTTAAGGAATCGTAAAATGTTCCAGGCGTAGTTTCACCAATCATAGAATAAGCAACACCACTAATCGAAGCAATGTTATCTTCTTTCTTTGAGTAGGTTAAACCACCAACAATCGCAGCAGGCCCGGACTTCTGATACATATTCGTCATAACAGTCCGAAGTTGTTGCATCGGGCCGTCTGTTTTGTCTTCTGTAGCAAAACGTCGAAGCTTCTTACCCCATTCACCAGCAACGTTAACAAACGAATTGTTTGAAGCACAAGCCTTCACAAGAGCAGGGCCAGAAGCAAAATCACTAAAGTCTACAAAAGCAGAAGCCGCAGGTGTAGATTCCCGTAACTTAGCAAGAATATGACTCAAACCCGAGTGCATTGCTTCTTTACCAATAGCGGAACGCGCGACTAAGATTATATAAACATTAAGACCTGTTTGTGGTAAACTCCAAGCTTTCCCACAGATACCAGCTAAAAGACCAAGTGTAGCAACAATTGCAACTTCTTTGACTGGCCGTGGGGCCGAGTTAAAAATAAAACCTGCTATTGCTCCAGCAAAGCCCGGAGGCCAATCGAGCCCGCTAACCACAGGATTCTCAACAGTGGAAGCGATATGCGCCGCATCAATTGCCTTTGTGGTCACTTTAGTTTGTAGCTCTCGAATTAACTCTCTTGCAAGCTCTTCCGAGTTAACCATTTCAGTAGCTTCACGGTCTTGTCGGCCGCGAATAAGTTTTAACGTCTTATCTAAGTAACGGTTATCTTTCTGGCATTTTTCACGCTTTCCGAGGGCAGAATATCGGAATAGACGCCTACACTGTTCGTTGGACTCTGAGTAAAAACAAAGGATAGAAAGCAAAGATAAATCTGCTTCACTTTGGCTAGGGTAGCCCAAGTCTTGCCATTCACCTTTAGCCAATTTGTCAAACTTATCACCGTTTTCTGCGGTAATAGCAATTTCAAATATTTCTGAGTCTTCATAAATAGGCTCTATTTCAACTAACTCATCAGCTTTACTTTCAGCCTGACGCATTTCCCCAACTAGCATATCGAAATAGTGTTGGTTCTCTTTAATTGGAATATCTTTATACACATTACCTGTGCATATAATAAACCGCTCTTGCGAATAAACTTCAACACCATCGCGTCGAGCACCTAAGCCAATCGAACCGTAAGCCCAAACGTGCAGACCTTTCCCACTTCTAGAAAGTTCAGTGTAGCTATCAAAAGCTTCAACGATAGCAGAATACCGTTCAAAGTCTTTCTTAGTTGTCCACTTAGTAGGGTCTATAGGTTTGTTCTTTTTCTTTTGGGAATCAGCATCACAAACGTCCATATCAATGCACGTGAAAGGGTCGTCTTTTGTCAAAACGAAACCAATCAAGACCTTGTTTCTTTCTGCGAAAGCACAAGCGTCTTCAAACGTCATTAATTCATTAACAGAGTGGATGCTTGTATTTTTAAGACTGGAACCGCTAACCACAAGGGGAGCTCCATCTCCGCCAGCAATAGCCCATTGTTTGAGCTTCTGCATCTCTTGTGGTAAGCGTCTGAAATTATATTTCACTTATACGCTCCCTCTACTAATACGGTTATTATGCGCCCAAGAATGCTTTCGGATTTTTGCGAAAATCTAAAGACTGTTTCCAAGCTTCAATAATACCCATAATAGATGTGCGTTCCCACAAGTACAGTTGACTATCGTTCACAATAATAGGTTCGGGTAACATTCCACGTTTACGCGCATGGAAAATAGATGCGCGATTAATTCCTAAAGTGGAAGCAATTTCAGTTGAGCTAATATATAACTCGTCAAAACGCTTCTGCGCTTCATTTCGACTTGTGTCGTTCGTAGGTAATACAGTATTCATAATAGTCTCCAAAGGTTAAGCGTTAAATAATACGCTTAACCTTTAACAAAGGCAACAAGTGTTAAGCAAATAGGCGGTTATAATAAGAGGTGATAGTTTCACGAGCAACTTTATCAGCTTCTTCAAAGCTAAAATATTTTGCTTGCAACATTTCAAGGACATTTTCTTGGTCTAACTGAAATAAGAGTGAGAGAACATATTCACCCATACCGTTCTCTATGACATACGCGAGTTTCCAACTCCCAACATAATAGTAAGTGAACAATCCGTCAAAGTTATTTGTGTCAATCTTACATTCAGGCTTAACTTGACCAACTTCACTTTTCAGCGAAATAATGTCACCAACAGCTTTCACTGTGGTTACACTGGGAACGTCCAAACCTTGTTCCCATTTCATATAATCACGGTAAGCCTGCTTAACATCTTCATACATCTTAGGGTCTGAACAATGAGCATCAATACCGCTAACCATAGTCAAAGAAAACTTACCTTTATCCAATGGACTAACAACTTGAACACGCTTCAAGTCCACTAGATGCTGGTCAATTTCAATAATACGCAGAGGAATAGTGTAATCCCCAAAATTGGTATAATTAGCAATAGCTTCACGAATCATTGAAACCATTAACTTATTGTTAATAGCTTTTTCACTATGACCATTTTTTTCATGGTGTTCAACATATTGTTGAAACTTGTCAGCACATTGGTTAAGTGCTTTTAAAAGAATATCACTCATTACAATCTTCCTCAATCATTTTAATCAACAAAACTTGAGCATGATTAAAATCATGCCAAGAACTATAACCCAATTCAACAACGAAATGACTCGTTAATGTAGCATTAGAAGAATACAATGCACCTTTTAATGCCCACATCATACAATATCGGTAAGCCCGCGCCTTATCCCAACTCATCACAACCACCATCCCCGTTGATAAACAACCAAGTTGACAAAGAAAATAACTTGAGCCTGTTCGTAATGCTTTCGCATGAACTTGTGATAACCATCATCACGCGGTGTACCTGCCCTGTCCATAGCAATCAAGTCAGCACATTTAAGCTTCAACATAGTACCTTTATCCATAATAACCCTCACTTATTTAAAGAAAACATTCAAAGGTTCTTGGTTAATAGCAACGTCTAACAAGTCAAAGTCGTCAGAATCTTCAACAATAGTCTGAGGATTATGCAACCCATCTGACAATTTAAGGCAAGACGACTCGTCTACATTAACTTGCTCGTCAGTTAAAGAACTAACAAAAGGTTCTTCTATTGCAAAGTTAGTAGTTTCTAACTCAATAGTTTCACCATTGTTCAATCCTCGAACCTCTTTAAAAGCATTGTGACAAGCAACAACATCCGCATCAAGCAACTCGAGCATCACTTTTCGCCGCTGAACAGCCGCCCTCCATAACGCACGAGCAACTTCTAATTCAACATTCATGACACAGAACTCGCAATAATACGGTCTAAGGAAATAGCAATCATACTGTTCAAGTTAGGTTCAAAGACCCACCATTACGACCATTCTCTAAGTAACGGAGAACCATACGCAAACGCTCTATCACTTGTTCACGTGAAGCATAAACCTCACTCCAGTCTTTATTGTGAGGGTATGAACTTTCCATAAACAAATATGACCCAACATCTTCGTAAGTCCACTCATTCCCGCAAATCATATACGAGAAAGCCTCTAAACCGCGGAAGTTGTGGTTATCTGCAACCAAGCCAGGACGCTTGTTAACAGTATCCCAAAAGAACCCTTGCCCGTTAAACCATTCATCTTGAGCACACCAACCCAAGACACAAGCAGTTGACCCACACGAAGACCGCCAACTGTCAATATTAAACTGACTGTCCTTCAATCCTTCCATTACGCGAATCATTTCGCCCAACACTTGACACGTTCTATCTAACACATTCATGATAACCACACTCCAATAAGATTAAAAACTTCAAGAAACTCAAACTAACCCATTCTTAACTAAAGCAATCCAACGCCTCTGAATAGCCTCAATCTTTTTCTCTCGGTCAACAACATCCAAACCAACTAAAGAAACCTCTGTAGAAGCAAGCTCAATCCCTCTAGCCTCTTTATCTGCAACCTTCCTCGCCGCACGAATCGCCCTAAGTTTCTTATTCTTTTCTACTTGCAACTCACGCATATAGACACGTTTAACAATGTTCCATTCAACACTCGTGTACTCTTTACCACTTTTACGAAGTTGGACAGCAACAACTTTCGACCCACTAACACCTTTAATTATTCTTTGTTCGACATAAAATCGCCTGAAGAACGACATTAACTCCATGTCAGTAAGTACATCATCTTCGTCAACATTAAATAGTTTCATAATAGAACACCCTTCATACCCTTCGCTAAACATAAGCGGTTAACCAACCGTTAACGCTACTATACGCTGACACGGTTATTTTAGCAAGTGTTATATTTAACAGTATTACAGAAAAGCTGAATATAAAGTATAAAAAGCTAACAAGTAAAGACAGCTTGTTTTTTACCCCTTAAAAGCAATATATAAGCAAACGTACTACGATAACCACAGGCAATAGGTGACAACAGGCTGTCAGCGGTTTAAATGGTGTTAATAGTGGCTTTTTAATAGTGGTTTGGCTTTGTTATAGTGGTTTGGCTTTTCGATAGTTAGTAATTAATTTATAAGTTCGGTTATAAGTTGAATTATGTTTGTTATTCAATTAATAAGTGCTTAATTGTGCTGATGAGTCTTTGTTAAAATGAGGACTTAATTATTATTAAATTTGGTTTTTCATTAGGATTTTAAGCAATTTTTAAGTTGGTTGTTCTTTAACCAATCGTATAAAATTAATTATACAAAATGATGGTTCCACAAAACTTTTTACTTAAACGATAAAATGGAACAATTTCGCTTGAATAAAAATTAAGTTGTTGTTTTATATAGTAATTTTAGTGAGGAATATAAACTTTTAAATAATTAAAGGTGGGTACACCTACCCTTATCCAGGCAAATATATTAAAGTGCTATATATTCATGCTAATTTCATTAAAAATATGGGTAGTTGTAATAGAATATTGATAACTTTTATAATCCTAACTGATTGTTAAGTTTAATGGTAAATGAATTTGTATAGTAATTAGACAGAATATATATATTCTAGTAATAATTTTGTTTTGGAAGTTGATTAATCACATAAAAAATATTTTTTGGCTGAACACCTACCCACCAACTCATTTAATTATTTAAAAATATATATTCTATTAATACTATTATATATGTCCTATAGGTTTGTTGTCGTATTCAAGCTAAAATATTCCATTTTAACAAATAACTAAAAAAATAGGCAAGAACAATGCCTTCATGGGCACATTTTTTACACTTGGTGACCTTCTAAACGCAAGTTAAGTTTGCTAAACTTAAATTATACAAAAATCGCTCTCAAGTTTTGGAATATACAAATTCATATAATTTTTTAGTAATACTCTGTTACTTCTGTATGCCTGAGGGATTGGGGTATACTATATTCATTACAAATTGTAAAATCGCATTGAAGAGTGTGTTAGGTAGGGTAAATGGTATAGGGAGTTTTTAAGAGGGTGGGGTCTAAAAAATGAGCTCTTGTAGGCTTGTGTATTCAGTCTAATTATTCAAATTACAAATCGGATTTCAAATTTTGGGTCAAACGAGGGATTCTTAGCGGCTTGGGTTTGTGGTCATCCTACTCCACAGATACCCTATGTTCAGAGGTCTATTGGAGTCAGAGTTAGAGCGTGAACTCCTGTAGAATTACAGGCGAGTTAGCTGACCTCTGAAGATAGGTACACCTCAAAGGTCTGGCAGTTGTTCTAGCAGTTATTTAGATTCTAAGAACTCCTCTTTACTTGGTATATAATCAACATATCCTAAGTTCTTTAGGACACATCCAACAGTTATGAACTCAGGAGAAGAAATCTTCAGACAAGCTTCTGAACTCATTGCGCCCTTGTGGTCATCATAATTAAAAATAGCGCAATGATATCCAGTAGAAGTCTTGGATAATACAATTTTAGGTTGTGACATCGTGATAACTCTTTAAAATAGGAAGTATTAAGGACAAGCGTTTTAAGCATGGGTAGGAGGTAAGTAGTACCTTTATATTGTTTTATGCTTTTATCCCCCTTGTCCGCGGTTTTGGTGCGTTTGGTAACGCTTTATAAGCTTACAAGGGAGGGTAATTGTAAGCAAGTTTTATATTTTAACGGTTGTTTTAGTTTTTTAACTGCTATATACTACGCATACCAGCTTGCTAATGGTTAGCAAGCGGTTTGGAAGATACCAAGATGACTAATTTAGATAAAGTTTTAGAGGTTATGAAAAACAACCAGTTCGGAAGTATCGGATTTCTTGAAGTAGGTATGTTTCAGGAAGTTCAGTTACTCGAAACAACAATGGGAACTCTGCGATTCGAAGTCACTGTTGAAGGTTCTGGTAATCACGAAATTTATTACCATGTTGCTTCGAAGTCAGTGAATGATGTTTATCCACACGATTCAAAGGGTTTAGGAATTACAGATGAATTCAATGCACTCTTAGATTTAGAAGCATAAACGAGGAAACGAACATGAGCACTTGTAATATTAAGTTTAATGACACTGATGCTGAAGTTGACTACGACTTCGAAGGATATGATGATGACGAAGATCTTGTGATTAACTGTATTGACATGGATGGAGAAGGTCCGACGAACTTCGAAGAGTTTACTGACAACGAACAGGAAGAGATTAC